ATTCTATGACAATAAGGGATATTGGATTGCGTCATCCAGCACCTTTGTGGCTCCCGAAGCGGACACACGGTGGAATATTAACGTGAATTTTAGGGTAAGCGGCTCTATTGGACCAACGCCTGCATTGCCCTATATCATCTGCGGAATGTCGATACGAAACATCACCGATAGCACTGACAACGCTTATATTGGGAAAATCGTAGTTGTAAAAAACAAACCAACATCCGTAACCTTTCAAAACGTAAGGATTCCAGCGAACACAACGGCCAACATTGGGTTTTCAGTTGATTCCGATTTGCAAGGGCTTGTAACGCAAAATTTCACCGTGCTATCAGGGTCAACCGTGCAATGGACTTGCCTTGAAAATCCTGTAAGCATCGGGGTGCTGGATATGCGGACGGCGTTGCCTGCTGACGTGAAGCAAAGCGACCTCCTGCAAGACCTGCAGAAGATGTTTAACCTGCACATCATGGCTGATGCTCAAGACCCGAAACTGCTGTACATTGAACCTTGGGTGGACTTCTACGCTTCGGGTGCAGTCGATTGGTCGCAGAAAGCTGACGAGAATGCCGAGCAAATCCTGACCAACGGCGACCCCAATGCCAGCACCAACCTCATCTACAAGTACAAGGATATGGGTGACTACCTGTCCAAGGACTACAAGCAGAGGTATCCGCTTGCAAGGGAAGGCTACGGCGGTAAGCTATTCCCAACGCAAAATTTCTATGGAAAAGGCGACAAGGTAGTAGAAACTTCCTGCGGTACGCTCATCCCTGCAAGGTTCAGCACGGACAAGATTGTGGGCCGCACTTGGGATATCGATGGCACTCTTGCAAGCGGAACGGTCAAGTCCTTGCAGACGGGTTATCGCTTGGCGCAGTACAACTTGGTGGAGGGGCAAACCGAGTGGGCGTACCAGTACGGAGTGAGCGGCAACGTGGCTCAATCGGAAGGGATTCTCAAGATGCCCTTCATCAGCCACATAGACAACCCCTATGCCCCGACTTTTGACCTTGCATTTGAGATTCCTCGCTTGGTGTACTACAGCGCCGTGAATGCAAGCGGCAGCACCATCAACTACACCAACAACAACCTCTTCAACAAGTACTGGAAAAATTACGTCAACGAAACCGTGAGCAAGGAAGCCTTGCAGTTGGAACTCACGATGATGCTGTCATCGGTGGATATCTACCAACTCGACTTTCGCAAGCCGATATATTACGGCGGAATCCGTTGGCGGTTGTTGGAGATTCGTGACTACTTGGTCGGGCAGATGAAGCCTTGCAGGGTAACACTTCGGAGAATCCTGAACCTTGCTGACTTCGTGCCTGTTACCGACGTACCAATTGCGAATGACCCTGCGTTCCTCTACAACGGGCCAATAACGAGCGACCCGGCTGACCCGAATTACGAACCACCTATTAACCCCGAACTACCCTCCGAATAATGGCAGACGTAACCAAAGAGATTGCACTTGAGGTAAGCCTCAAAGACAGCACCAGCGCAGGCACGCAAAGCGCAAAGCAACGCTTGCGTGAAATGCAGAAGGAGTTGATTGCTATGGCCGAAGCAGGCCAACAAGGAACCGATGCGTTCAAGCGATTGGAGCAACAGGCGGGACAGTTGAAGGATGAGATTGGCGATGTAAATCAAAGAATTAAAAACCTTGCATCGGACACCAAGCAGATTGACGCTTTTGTGGGGGCGGTGCAGGGTATTGCGGCAGGGTTTCAAATCGCACAAGGAGCGGCGGCACTATTCGGCGATGAGAACGAGGACTTGCAGAAGGCGATGCTGAAAGTGCAGGGAGCCATGGCCCTTGCCAACGGTGTCCAGCAGGTGGCCAACCTATTGCAGAAGGAATCGGCGGTGATGATGGGCATTAACACGGCGGCAACCAATCTGTACACCTTGGCCGTGGGTACTGCAACAGGCGCAATGCGAGCATTCCGAATCGCCCTGCTTGCCACGGGTATCGGTGCAGCTATTGCCGCTATCGGGTTGCTCATCGCCAAGTGGGATGACCTGACCGCCGCCGTGCGCAGATACCTCGACCTCCCCGACCCGAAGGAGGAAGCGGCAAAGCAAGCGCAGGCCCTGCAAGAGCAAGAGGTGCAACTGAATCGCTATCGCAATGCCTACGAGGCCCACACGGATGGACTCATCGCTGCGGACAAAAAGCGGGAGGAAGCAAGGAAAAAAGCCGCCGAAGCAGAGCGCCAACGCCTGCAGAAGTTGAGGGATGAGAATAAGGATTTTATCGCATTCATGCAGGAAACCAACCTCCTGCTATATGAGGAACAACTGGATGCGCAGGCACGCAAGGAGAGGGCATTGGAGGCGGCAATGCAACGTGAGGCGGCCATTCGCTTAAAGGCAACTCAGGGCGCACTTGCACGGGATAAAGCCACGAAAGACGGCGAACTGCAAAGAGAATCCGACTTGCGCCAAGCCCAGCAGCAGATGGCTGACCAATCGTTCAGCATCATTGGCGATATTATCACGGCAACGGCAGGCAAGAGCGAAGAAGCCCAGCGCAAGGCGTTCAACGTGTCCAAGGCGGCAAGCATAGCGCAGGCCATCGTGAACACGTACCTTGGCGTTACCTCGGCATTGGCGTTGACGAAAGAGATTTTTCCGGGGCAAAGATTCGTGCAAGCAGCGTTGACCCTTGCCGCAGGTCTTGCCAACGTAGCCAAAATCAAAGCAACGCAATTCCAAGGGGGCGGCAGCAATCCGAGCAACACTGCTGCACCATCGGGGGGAACGTCAACGGCTACCCCTGCGGCGGCGTTCAGCAATCCAAACACAACCATGTTGGGCAATCAGGGAGAGCCTATCCCGCAACCGCAGGCAGGTCAACCCATGCGTGCCTATGTGGTGGAGCGTGATATTCAGCAAACTACCAGCAGGGTGCGGCGGTTATCCGAATTTGCAACATTAGGCTAACCCCTACATCTACCCCCATGGAACTACCCGTATATCGGATGACAGTCGATGAGGTGGACGAAGGCGTGCAATTCGTGGCCTTGGTCGATATGCCTGCTATCGAGAAACCCTTCCAAGCTTTCGCCAAGACCCCACAACGGTTTGCCGAAACAGGTGAACGCCGAGTGCTTACCGGGCCGCTGATGCTTGCCGACACGCCAATCTTCCGCAAGGATGACACTTACGGCGAGTATTACGTTGTCTTTGACAAAGCTACCATCCGCAAAATCGTGCAGAAGTACTTCAAGCAAGGGAATCAGCACAACGTCAACGCATACCACAACGCCGAATTGGATGGCGTGTTCATGTTCGAGAGTTACATCACCGATGCCGAGCGTGGTATCATGCCGCCCAAAGGTTACGAGGACACCCCGGACGGAAGTTGGTTCGGTTCGTTCAAAGTTGAGAACGATGAAGTTTGGGATAACCGCCATGCCTTCAAGGGGTTCAGCGTAGAGGGCTTGTTCGGCATGAAGAACACGGGAACCGAACTTGAGGTCGCACTCGCTGGCCTTGCAGATGACTTGACCGCTTTTTTGCAACATATCAACCCCACCTACAAATCCCTATAATCTATGAACCTAAAATCAGCTATCGAAACGCTCCGCACCGAACTGCGGAAGTTCACAACCCAAAAGCAAGCTTTTGCCGACTACAAGTTGGCCGATGGTACTGTCATCCGAGTAGATGGCGACCTCGTTGCTGGCACTCCTGTGTATGTCCTGACCGAGGATGAAACCCTGCCCGCCCCTGACGGCGAGCATCAAGTTGAAGGCGTTGGCGTGGTCAAAACCGAAGGCGGCAAAATCACCGAAGTGGTTGTCGCAGAAGCCCCAGCACCTGCCGAGGAAGTCGCCGTTGCTGCTGAAATCGCACCCGACACCGCCGTTGAAATCGTGGAAGAAGTGAAGGAAGGCTACCCAACCCTTGACCCTGCAATGGTTGAGGAAATCGTCAAGAAGCACCTCGTCAGCATCATGGAGGAACTCAAAGCCGCATACACCGAACTGGGAACGATGAAGGAAAAGATGACCGCCTTTGCAAGTCAAATGGAAACCATGACCGACATCGTGGAGAAAGTTGCCGAACTTCCAACCGAAGCCCCAAAGCCTACTGCATCCGCAATCGTGGAGCAACGCAAAGCCTCTGCCCAGCAGAACTTCAATTCACTCGCACAAGCAATACAGACCCTCAAAAAATCCAATTAACCCTTAACCCCCAAAACAAAAAGCCATGTCATTCTCTCTTGGAACACTAACCGCTTACACCGAGCAGCAAAGGTTGCCGCTCATCACCAAGGCCGTATTCTCGGCCCGTACTGCCGCCCTGTTCACCAAGCAGGTAGGTATCAAATCAGCCGCTGCCCTGAACTTGATGGACACCGATGCTGCACTTGCCGCTGGTACTGCTTGCGGATGGACTGCATCAGGAACTACAACCTTCACACAGCGCAACATCACCGTTGCACCCATCAAAATCCAAGAAGCTCTTTGCCCTCGTTCCTTGGAGCAATACTGGATGCAGTCGCAGTTGACCCAAGGCTCAACCTACGATGGCGTTCCTTTTGAGCAGGCATTTGCCGAGCAGAAAGCCCTTCGCATTGCCGAGGCTTTGGAGAACGCAATCTGGTCAGGTTCTACCTTGGTAACTGGTTTGTTGACCATCCTCAACGCTGCATCGGGTTCAACCGTATCAGGCAACACTGGTGCTGTTTCTTCAATCACAACCAGCAACGTCATCAGCGTATTTGACAACATCTACAACCAAATCCCGCAGGCCATCTTGACCCGCAACGACCTCATAATCTTCTGCGGTTGGAACAACTTCCGTACCTTGATTGGAGCGTTCAAAGCCAACACTGGCGTGATGTACAACCAAGTTGACCTCCAAGGTCTTGCTGATGGCGACATCATCTACCCCGGTACTAACGTCCGTGTGGTTGCAGTTCCCGGCTTGACTGGCACGAACCGCATCGTCTGCTCCTACCTCGGCAATTTCTTCTACGGAACCGACTTGCTCTCCGATGAGGAAAACTTCTCCTTGTGGTACTCCAAGGACAACGATGAAGTCCGCTTCCAAGCCGCCTTCAAAGTAGGTGTGCAGGTAGCCTATCCCGACCTTGTGGTTGACTTCAAATTGGCCTAAGTGTAAGGGGGGAGGGCAACTTCCCCCCGTTATTTTACTGACTTTAACCCCCTAAAATATACACTATGTCTTGTTCGCTCACTACAGGGTACGCCCTCGGATGCCGAGATTCAATCGGCGGCATCAAAACAATTTATGTCCAAGCCTTCAACACCACAGGCTCCGTGAACACCAACGGCAGCGGCACGGTTACAGGCTTCACAGGCTACGCATCAGGCTCATTCTTCGAGTACGACCTGACCAAAGCCACTTCGTCCATGACCGAAACGCTCAACGCATCAGTAGAGAACGGAACCCTGTTCTACACTCCTGAGGTTACCTTCACCATCAACAAGCTGCAGGTTGCCGTCCGCAATGAACTGCGCCTCTTGGCTCGCAACCGTGTGATTGTCATCGTCCAAGACAACAACAGCCGCTATTGGTTGCTCGGTGCTGACAACGGATTGGAAGCTACCGCTGGCACTGCTGGTACAGGTACTGCATTCGGCGACAGGAGTGGCTACGAGATGACGCTTTCGGGAATGGAAACAAACCCGATGCTGCTTATCGCAAGCACAACATTCTCCGCTTCCGCAACGCAAATAAGCGGTTCGTAAGTATCTTTGACCTGCGGTTCTCATACCCCGCTTTGGTTTAGTGGACTGGGCCATCTCGAAAGGGGTGGCCCTTTTGTTTTTATCTTTACGCCATGAGAATCTGCATCGTTTACAACGCTCATCCAACAGGGTGTTCCTTTTATCGGTTAGAAATGCCCAATGCCTACCTTGGCGACAACTACACGGAGTTTGACTATGTGTGCGTGGACAACATCGGGAATGTTAATGATGAAGACCTAAAGACGGTCGATATTTGGCTTTTCAATCGTCTGTGGTGTCAAGGTACTCTCGAACAAATTCGAGGCGTGTACAAGGCTCTAACGGCGTTTGGAGCGAAGGTAATCTTGGACTTGGATGACTATTGGGTTTTGGAATCGGGCCACATCATGTATCGGCACTATTTGTCCACAAGGTTGGACGAGCAGATTCGGGAGCATATCCGACTTGCTGACCATGTAACCACGACCACCGAACACCTTGCCCAAAAGATTCGGGTGCTGAACAAAAACGTCACCATCCTACCCAATGAGCCATACGAAGCATATCAGCAGTATAAGGCCAATCCTGACGAGGAGCCTGAGAAAGATAAGTTTAAGATTGGATGGTTCGGAGGTGCGCAGCACCAAGAAGATATTGCCCTTGTGGAGCATTCCTTTGGGTTGCTGGCGCATGACCGCTCGCTGGATGGGAAATACAAAATCTACCTCGGCGGGTGGAACGAAAACCCTGTCTATGTGGACTACGAGCGGATGTTGTCCTGCAACGGCAAGAATGCGAATTACGGCCGAATTCAAGCGGCTGACATCTACTCCTATGTCGGAGGTTACAACTTCATCAACGCCACCATCGCACCGCTCCGAGATACCAAGTTCAACCGCCTTAAGAGTGAGTTGAAGGTCGTGGAAGCCGGGTGGATGGGCAAGGCCATCATCGCCTCGGAAACCATCCCCTACACGGATATTCTTGTGCATGGCCACAACGGTTTGCTCATCCCTTACGGCAAGAAAGACGCTTGGTACAAGGCAGTGCGCAAGTTTGTGAACGACCCCGGATACGCTCGCCATTTGGCCTTGCAGTTGGCCGAGGACGTGAGGGAACGCTTCGACATCGCCAAGACCGCAGAGCGAAGGGCCGAACTTTACCGGGCCATAGGTCGCAAATTGTGAAATTCGGAGGGTTGCTACATTTAGGGTTAGAGTGATTTACCTATCCCCCAATACTACCAACACGATTGTCGTCACTTGGACGCAGAGAGCCAGCACGGGCGACCGCT